GTTATAATTTTGGGCATCCAGTATTAACAGCGATAAATTTATAAATATTATATTACTTTTCTCTCATGATTAACTTCTTAGAAAGTAAAACCAACTCTATATAATCCGTAAGATATATTATGGATTATGATTTTAACAAAGGTGTCTCCAGTGTCTCCTCTTTTGCCTGCTTATTTTTATCATTTGCTTCCGGTTCTACTATTATACCCTCGTCTACATAATTACCCGCTTTGATCGCCTTGATATCATTCAATAGTTTTTTAGAAATGGAATTATTCGTTTGTTCGAATACGTTGATCAGAGACGCTAAAACGTTCAGTCCGATTCCTACCCAAATCAAGTATTTCTGATCATAACCAGCAGCAATCGTTGTTGTCAAAATACCAGCAGATTGAACTATATGGAAAAAATATACGAGTCCGGTATTACATCTATTCAAGCATTGTCTTTTATTCAAGAATGTTTTCAGATCTTCCAATTCATTGTTGTCGAAAATAGTTTGTATTTGCAAAGAAACCTCTTTTTTATGATTCATCTCCTATAGTATAATAAGGGCGCATTTTATTTTAGAGTATTACAAAAAATTGAAATTTTAAAAGTAATATATTCTTATGGTAACAATATAATACGCAAGAATGTCAATCATGATGAGCGAACAAAGTAAAGAAGAATCTCGTGGAACCAATATGATAGGTGCTCCACATTTTGCATCCGTTGCTCGGATGCATAGAAGTTCTAATTATACCTTTCTGAAGGTCGTATGTGAATTGCTAGATAATGTGCTGAGAAAGGCTACTGAAGTAAAAATTTCTACTAGAATAGATGAATCGGGAAAATTGCGATCCTTGACTATATCTGATAATTATGTGAAAGGATTTGAAAATATTTATAAAAATGGAGCAGAAAACCCATTTAATATGGGACATACAAGAATTGGTCAAAATGAAGATGATGATTCGGGAATGTATGGTTTGGGTATGAAGGCTGGTAGCATATCTGCTGGCAATAAATTAAATGTATGGACAAAAGTAGGAGACGAGTGTTTTAATGTAGAACTCGATTTTATGAAAATGGAGATGGAGACGGATGTAAATAAGTCATATAACCCTAGAATTATTAAGATTAATCCATCCGTTTATCTGAGCGAACATCCGTTTGAACAAGGCTCTTCCGTATGTATATCAGAGATGAGGGCTTCTATATACGGAACCACTACCCAACAAGAAATTTCTGTATATTTACAAGAACAAATTGGATTCTTATACTCGAAATTTATTAAGAAAAACCAGATCCAGATAGAAGTGAATGGCTCGATGGTAGAAGCCTGTATAGATCTATTTGAGGATCCCAAAGCGATACCATTTACGATTACCAAGAAATATTATATTTTAGAGCATAAAACAAAGCCGAGAGAAATTGTTATTGAACGAAAGCATGCGAATACGACTTGGAGGCAATATAATAATGATAGCCACGAAATAGATGCGGCTCCTTCCGATATATACAAATCGTTGCAAAATAAGGGGTATGTATGTACAAATAGTATTTCTGATAGAGAGAGAGCATCCTTGATATTGGAGTCGACCTTTGTATTTTATTCAGATAAATATCATGGAGAAATTGAAATGGAGAAACCTTTTGATCAAGTTATTATGGAATTAAATGGTAGAATTATGGGACATTTACCGATTATCAAACTAACGGATGGCAATCATAATTATTCATCGCATCGAGTTACATTAACATCCAAAAAAATAGCGAAGGAATTGGGGCTTACATTCAACAAAGAGTTTCATAATAATATTGAGAATGATTTGATGATAGCATTAAAAGCCGATATTATGGAAAATAGGGTTCATCATAACTCGAACGTAAGCCAAACCAGTAACCATAAATTATGCGTTTTTGCGATTGATAATAACATAATCGATTTTAGGACTTGTCCTTATGCAAAACTCTCCAATAAACATAGAGAAAAGAGAGACCTTATAATAGCTCAAGAGGCAGCAAAGGCATCACAAGCTAAGAAATTAGCTGCTGCATCTACTGCTTCCGAATCGGATGAAGAATCTAGTGATGAGGAATCCGATGAGGAAGAATCGGAAGAAGAATTAGCTAAAAAGAAAAAGGCACTAGAAGAAATACAAGCAGCCAAAGACGCTGCTCTAGTACAAGCCTTAAAGGATGCGGCTGCAGCGCAAGCGCTGAAGGACATTGAGACCGCAAAGGCCTTGAAAGAGGCGCAAGAAAAGGCAGCTAGAGATAAGGCTTTTTATGATGAAAATAAAACATGTAGTATTACATACGGATTAGCCGTACTGAAGGATTGGTATATTTCTAAGAAAAATGATGCGAAACTAGACAAAGCGATACATTCAATCATATTGGCATATCAAACGCAGTGTAATAAGGATCAACTAGAAGATTTATTAATCCACATGAATGTAGATGCAAAATATAAAACAATCATGCATATAATGAATAAAATAAATGTGGATGGTGTAGATAATAATATTCAACCTTTGTTAGGTGGAAGTGATTTATATGTGTAAAGTCCGTTGAACTAAAATAAAGGTACTACCGCTTTAAGTTAACTTAACCATTTATTATATAATTTTGCAAATAAAAAGTCCAAAAGTATTCCAGAGATTGAAAAATGGACAAATATATTTGTCCATTTTTTGAATTCTTAAAAAAGTCTTGGAAAAACGAAAAAAAAATAAGGGAGAGCATAAATTTTTCATGCTTTTTCGATTTGTGAGCATAAGAATTTTTTTTTCGGAAATATATTATTTAAAAAGTATTTAGGAGTTTATTATTATATCCATAAAAGATATAATGGAGGATATCACAATAACTCACAATAACTCAAAATATGTATGCGTTATGTGTGAGTTCAATTCAGGTAACAAAAATGATTACTCACGACATTTGTTAACAGCTAAACATTTATTAAAGTGTGAAAAGGGTATAGAAGACCATGAAAATGACCTTATTTTAACTCAAAAAACTCAACCAATAGAAGACACAAAATGTTCTTGTGGTAAAGAATATAAACATTATTCTGGTTTATGGAGACATAAAAAGAAATGCACTATACTAAATCAAGCAGCAGAAGCAGAAAGTGCAAAAAAAACTGAAATTGCATTAAAAATAACGGAGCTGGAAAATGCTATTCCTAATATAGATATGAATTTAATATTTGCATTCATGAAAGACACACAAGAATTCAAACAACTGGTGCTGGAACAAAGCAAGATTATCGCAGATTTGGTAGGAAAGGTAGGCAATACTACAAACAACATCAACACACAAAACAATCAAAACAATCAATTTAACCTTCAGTTTTTCTTGAACGATACATGCAAAGGTGCAATGAATGTAAAGGATTTTCTGAATTTCATCAATGTGGATTTGGAAGACATAGAATACATAGGAACACACGGGTATGTAGCAGGAATTTCCAGGATCTTTACCAAGAATCTAGCTAGGTTAGGAAAGTATGAGAAACCAATTTGGGTAACGGATGAGAAGAGAGAGACGATCATGTACAAAGAAGATGATGAATGGAAGAAAGATGATGATCATATAAAAATGAATAAAATATCAGTAGCGATAGAATTCAAATGCATAAAAGCACTCGTCCTATGGAGAGAGTTAAATCCAGATTGGAGAGAAGACGAAAAGAAAGGTGAGTTTTTAAATATAATGAACGGATGTGTATTTGGTGGTGAACTAAAAAACAAAACCACATTTTATCATCCACCCGATAAAGATCAAAAGGCAAAAATAGTGAGGAACATGATTCAGCATTTGAAGATTCCGAAGGCTCTACATATGAAAAGTAAGCAATCTCTTCAGGTTTAGAGAATAAATATAGCGCCAAATGGTAGCTACGCTCAAATCGGAGCGCCCCCGCGCGCCGAAGGCGCGGCACATAGCACGGCACCATAGGTATAAATAGATGTAAAATAATGACATCATAATAGATGCGATTATTTAGATAACTTTTTCTCTCATTGAATCAATATATAAAGATAAATTGAAGGTATAGTATTGGTTTGATTTAGAATATATATGAAACAAAATTTGGAAACAAAATGAAATCAAAATTTGACTTAAAGATATTATCATATAGTTTATTATAAATGTCAAAAGCAGAAGACTATAAATTAACTATTTCTAATAAGCGAGTATGGGATTTCTATAACAACAATAAGAATATTAGCTTTGAAGCAGTAAATCTAATTTTTTTAGACTTAATTGAAAAAATAAATAATGACATGTCAAGTACTATGACAAATGCAATAAATAATGAAATATTATCCTGTGTTAAAGACATCAAAGGAAATGTTGGAACTATTACCAATACTCTCATAGTGAAGTTTCATGATATTAATAAAGAATACCTTGATAGCATGAAATTAATCATTGCTTCATCATCTTCTGAAAATATAGAAAAATTGACTGGGACATTAGAGAGAAATACAGAAGTGTTTATCAGTAAAATAAATCAAGAATTACCTAAGACTAATAAGGAATTGCATGACAGAATGAAAGAGAACCTGGAATCATTTCAACAAGTTATAATTACTGACATAAAAGGACAATTAAATACTTCATCGAATAAAGAAGAAGCATATAAAGAATACATATCTGGAATAGATGCAAAGATGCACACAATGCAACAACCACTTTACGCATTTATAACAGCGAATCAAGAACAAATGGTTTCATCGTTATCAAATTTAAAAGAATCAAGTATTGTATCTCAAGCAAATCAGAATAAAGTAATTGAAGAACTTGGAGAGTTTTTGAATAAATATCGTACTAATTCCAATTACAAAGGTAAATCATCTGAAAATAATTTGGAGCTAGTCTTAAATAAAATATATCCTACTGCAGAGGTAATTAATTCATCGTCTAGCTTAAAATTGTCAGGTGATTTCATTTTAAAGAGAGAAGGAAAACAACAAATCCTAATAGAAAATAAAAACTACGATCTAGCAGTTCAAAAAGAAGGAGTTGAAAAATTTCTAAGAGATATTAGAGCCCAGAAATGTAATGGTATTTTCATGTCTCAACATTCAGGTATCCAGTACAAGCCGAATTTCTTCATTGAGATTGAAGATAATTGTGTATTGATTTATTTGCATAACGTAGAATATTCAGAAGAGAAAATTAAAACAGCGATTGATATTATTGATAAATTATCAGACAAGTTGAGTGAAATAAGCCTTGATGATTCTGATGGAATAGTTATAGAAAAAGATGTAATGGATAAAATAAATACAGAATTTCAAGTATTTATGTCCCATAAAGAGAATATGATATTCAATCTGAAAGAAATGCAAAAGACCTTTTTGTCTCAATTTGAAGATCTGAATATGCCTAACTTATCTATCTTTTTAAATAGTAGATATGCTTCCATTCAAAATCAGAAGTGGACATGTGATATTTGTAACGATTCATTTACCAAGAAGGCGAGCCTAGCTAGTCATAAGAAAAAACACAAGACAGACAAGACGTTAACTCCTAAAAATATGGAAGAGATTGAATTATGTATGCCAGTAGAAAATGTAATAATTTCAACAAGATCTGTTACTGAAGTAGTAGCACCATTAAATGAAGGAAGTAAGAAGAAGCATAACAAGAAAGCTACTATTTAGTTCGGTATTTTCAAATTTTGAAAACAAAATGAAAACAAAATTTGAAAAAATAA